ATTTGGATTGGCTCATCTGTTCCTATCTTAGATGTTGTGTTAGCTAGTTTTGGATGAACGTAAGGTGCTGCTTTTTCTGCTGCATACATTTTACGATCAGGCGAACTTGCAGGATTGTTTAACACAGATAATAAATAATCTAAAGGAGAATGTTGATACTTAGATGCCATGTCCTCCATAGACTTCCAAAGTGTTTTAGACTTTGAACCTAATGGTCTACCAGCACCTTCTCTTTTACCACCATGTTTTGTTTTATCTTCCATTATAGTACAGAGATTCCTTTCCTATTGAATTTTCTTGTAGCAGTTCTTTTGATAGGCTGCTGACCAATTTCTCTTTTAAATTGTCTAACAATACCAGCACCACCAGCAAAGGCTAATGTTATTGGACTGATAGCTGTTTTTCCTACAAACTTAATACCTTTAACTGTACCTTTTTTAAGAAAGTCCTTAATAGGAGTTTTCTTCTTAGGTGTTTTCATAAAGTTTCTGTCGCCTGAGTATATTTTCATTATTTTTTCTTCTTTTTCTTTTTCATTTTAGACTTAATGATTTTTTCTTGTAACTGTTTTGGTAAAGTCTTTTGCTTAGCTGTAAGCATTGCTTTACCTGCCATTCTACCTTTCATTAGTACTACCTCATCTTTTTAACTTTTTTACCCATTTTTTTAGCAGCTTTCTTAGCAGCCATTTTACCTTTTTTAGTATATGGGTATTTTTTCTTTCCAACCATTGGCATAGTGTTTCTCCTATCTTTGTAACAAGCCTTGTTGTGCAGCTTGTGCAGCATTAGGCATAGGCATTTGCATATTTCTACGTTTGCCCATTTGTTGCATCATAGGATTATTGGCTTGTTGTAATAAACCCTGCTGTTGTTGTTTAGCGATTTCAGGCATCAGTTTTGCCCTAACAATTAAAGCTAACTTCTGAGATTCTTCAGGAGTTAAGTTAATCATATCATCAGCTAATTTTTCTAATCTTTTGCTCATTTAAAAAACTTCTTTCCATTACCTTTATAGTTTAAAACAGATTCAACTGTTTCTAAAACTTTTTTTCTTTCTTTTTTTTTACCAATAGCAGAGCCTACATAAGCTCCACCTAATGATGATGCTCCATATTTATAAACTTTTGCTGGAGTTTTTTTTGCAAGTTTTAATGCTAACTTTCCAGCTTTATATGTTCCTTTAATAATTGGTATAATCATATTAACAATTCCACTTTCTTAATGCTTTGTTTATTCTACTATTTGGATCTCTTGCTGTTTTTGCAGATGTAAGTTTACGTTTCATACCTTTCATTCTAGCACAAAACGACTTACGTCTAGCAGCACGTTTTCCTTTTGGATTTTTTTCTGTAACTGCCATTTTTAGCTTAGATCCAGGATTAGCTCGTCTATATGAAGCTATACCTTTTCTGTTCAAACCCCCACTTTTGGATTTGCCTTCTTTTCTTTGCCATGCAGGTGTTTTTGCCATTACTTTCTTTTCCTTCCAGATGCTGTTACTGACCATTTAACTCTTTTTGGTCCAGTTTTTTTACGAGCTTCTGCTTTACTTATTCTACCAGCTACACGTTTCGGTCTACAAGCAGGGTATGGTCTACCTTTGTCTTTCTTTCCTGAACGTCCACACTTTTTACCAGTCTTTACGTCTCTCCAGTCCTCTGCGAACCATTTACGTAGACCACCCTGATAAGCCATTAGTATCTTCCACCACGCTTTTTGTAGGTTTTAACTAACCATGCATTAGCATATGCTGAAGGATATACCTTAAATTTACGTTTGGCTTCGGCTTTGACCCTAGCATATAACGCAGGGTTCTTTGGTTTTGGTGATGCCATTATAACACTCCTTTGTAATCCTTAATTTTAGCTTTAGCTCTAAATTTTGGATTTTTCAAGTCCTTAATAAACTTATCACGCTTCTTAAATGACTTTTTTAGAGTCTTAGCTGATAGTTCACGTATGACTGGGAATTGTAAATAATTAGTTTTCACTTTTTATGCATCCTTTTCTTGTGTTTGTTCATTGACGACCATTTAATTCTGCTTTTATTGGTGCTAATTGACGTTTTTTTAAATTTTGATTGGCTTTCGTGTTCGACTTTATTTAAAAAATTGTGTTTTTTAGCCATTAGTCGTCATCAAATATGTCGTAACCGATAGCTCCAGTTATCGCAGCAGCACTTTTAGGGTATTTTTTAGCTAAATTCTTAGCTTTCATAGTACCACTATGTGTTTTTTTTACTGTTCCTGATATAACTTGGCTAGTTTTGGTAAAACCTGCCTTACCTGCTTTGTCAGCAGCCATTGTAAAACCTTTACCTGTCTTTTTTTTAGCTTTGTAGAGCATTCTTAGCATTTTCATTGCTGCTCCACCAGCTGCAAAAGGTATTGCCATGTGTCCTCCTAAGTTGTTAGCTGTATAAAACCCCCCTATTTGCACTATCGACATTGCTGTCGATGTTGCAGGGGTAGTTTCAAAACCCCACTCGCAGCCTTCGGCTGCTCGTAGCTGTCAATCGCTGTTGCGATTGTCTTTTGTTTGTTTGCCGATTTATTGCTGTTGCTAGTAGCAACAATAAATCGTTGTTAGATTTGTTTGGTAATTGACTAACTCCTGGCGAAATCAGTTGATTAGTTGATTACCGAACATGATTAATCCTGTTGATATTGCTAGATAACTTGATTGTCAGTAATTCAATAGACATACAAATAAGTGCTACATCAGACAGTTATGTTGATATGCACAGAAAGGATATAAAATGTTAGAAACGTATGTATTAAGTCTATTGGCTATATGGTTGACTATTACAATCATAGGTCAATTAACTGGAGCTTATCTAGGATTTGATCTGATCCAGAAAATTAAGAAAATGTAAGGTAATAATATGATACTATTTAGTATGTTATTATCTTTTGTACTATTAAACTTAGGAGTTGTATTAATGATACATTATAGCGTATGGATAGGTTTAGGTATATGCATTGTATCAGGTATACGATTCCTAAGAGATATAGAACTATCAAGAAACTCTAAAGGTTATTATTCCCAGCGAAAATAACCTTTATCGAAAGGAGATAAAATGTCAGATAAACAACAAAGTATGACGTTTGTACCATATACTGAGTCTAAGACACAGGCTGAAAGGGTTGCTTACGTAAAAGCTAATCCAGATAAATACAAGCCTTTAGCTCAGTATAGAAAAGAACAAGCAGAATCTAAGAAATTAGATATTCTTGCTGGTCAAGTACAAAGACTTATTGACCATTTTAAAATATAAATAGTTGGCTAACGCCTAGTCGCCTTTGGCTAGGCGTTGCCTGGTAAATTAATATATATCTCTCACGTTGACTGAAGAATCATTTGGTTAGGGTGATAAGGTAAATCAGAAGTATCGGAAAATCCTTACGTCACTGGTAAGGTGTTGGACATACTGGGGTTACAAAACCTTTAAGGAAGGCACGATATTATAGATTGTATGCATTACGAAAGTGTATGAATTAGACATGCACCTAACTAAAAAACGTAATGTATTCTATGGCAGTTGTTGGCGATTCGAAGCGTTGACTCACTCAGTCTTTGACTGGGGTATGAAATCCATAGACGTGTGAGATATATATGTGAACACTCTCAGGGTAACGACCTACGAAGCTATGTAGAGTTGGCACGACTGATTGCAGTTCCAATTATTACCAGCATCAGCAATGGTGCTGGTTTTTTTTTAATAAACAGAAAGGTAAGAGTATGCTTAAAAAATTTATATGTGAAGTAATTCATTATTATAATGATAGTGATGAGAGAGTTAAGAGAGAACATATAGTATATATGCCTAAATCAGAATATGATACTTCAGGTTCAAGATGGAGAAATCACCGATGGGTAGAAAAACAGTTAGAAGTTAAACTTGGTCCACAATATAATCCAGGTAAAACTTTAAGTTCATGGCATGTAAGAAGAATACATCAGGAGAAACTATGAAATCTAAAATTAAAGGTATGACAGATACAGAGTATACTGCTCATATGAAACATTTGGCTATCTTCACAGATTGCAAGGAGGTCAAGAGTGTACCGAGTAATACTAAAGGGAAAGTTCAAAGAAAGACCAATAAATCTAGCAAGAGCAGTAAAGCTAATATATAGGCAAGATTTTACTGGTTCACTACGTAAAGAGAACTTATCCTGGTGGAAACAATATTGGATAAAACAAATATATTTACAGATAATATATCCAAAGAAAGGATGGATAACCTTAGTGAAAATATATCGAGAAGGTAAGCCATCAATAAGAGTAATAACTAAGCCAACCAGCTCCACTAAACGAGAGCTGCTTGTCTACGATAAATTATATGGAAAGGAGGCGTAATGGGTAGAAGAAAAAGATTCAACCAATTACCAGGTGCTAAACAATTAGCTAAACAATTATTGTTGCACAGAGTATGGAATGGATACTCACAAGAAAATGTAGCTGATGTATTACAAGTAACATTCCAACAATATCAAAAAATAGAAAGATGTGAAAACAGATTGTATGCAGAACAACTGATAGCAATATGTAAACATTTTAAATGGGATCCTAGTATTATTATGTTAGCAGATCCACGTGCTACTCTTGATGAATGGGTTGAAAACAAACCAAGAGGTCAAAGAGCAGGTATTGATAGTAGTAGTAAAAGAATACTTAACAAATGGTATCGAATAGATATCAATGCCGAAAGTAATTATTTTAACGAAAGGAAATGATGAATGGAATTATTAATATTATTCGAATTGTTGCTTATAGCGTCACTGGTCTCGTAGTGAGAAAAGGTTGGAATTGGCTCACTGCCGATGTCGATCCAATTCCAGGAACGAAAGAATTTGATGATGAATATCGTCAGATACGTAGTAAATATCTACGTTTACGTAAACGAAAGGAAGAATATGAAACGTATAGAAAAAGCAGGTGATGTGCTTATTAAAGCGTTCACATTACCAATCAGAGTGTGTGTTGGTCTGTACAAGTGTATTGAAAAGAATACACCTGAAAGACTTGAAATGCCATTTGAAATCAAAAGAAAGGAGGATAATGATGGAAGAAACAAAGAAACTACCAGTTGCTGAAAGAGTTGAGAAGAAAATGGGTATGGCTAGATATATGTGTGAGCTATACTTTCAATGTGCAGCTATGGTAATGAAAGATCCAAGACATTCTAAGTTACCTAGTTACACGCAAACTTCTGCAATTACTACTGTGTTCATTGCTACTAAAGAAGCATTGGATAAAGTAAGAGAGAAGAATGCAATGGAGACTGCTGAGATATTAGAAAGCATGTCTAAATCAAATGATCAAACAGAAAAGGTTGCTTAATGACTGATAAAGTAATGAGACCAATACGTAAAGAAGAATATGCGTATTGGGATTACAATACTGATTCAGAGTATGAAGCAAGAAAGTCTAGTCTGAAATCTGAAATGATAGATGAGATTGATGAAATCTCTGAACAAAACTATCCAAAGTTTCAGGCTAGATTAAAGCTTGATACACTGATGGACGATATAAAAACTAAACATCAAGAGTATCATCAATTTGTTACTAACAAAAACATGATCGAACAAGAGAAGAAAAACAAGCTAGATAAAGCTGTTGATTCTATGTACGAACAGTTATTGAAATGGAACAAAGAGAGAAAATGGACAACTGATATATCTAGAAAACTTATCAGTGATCCAAAAGATCATGAAGCTCTGATCAAAAAACTATGTAGAGAAGAAACTGAGAAAGCATATTATGCTGGACCAAAAGGTAAAGCATTACAGCTCTTAGAAATATCTAAGAAAAGAGCTAAACATATTCTTAACTCAGGACTACCTCTTAACGTAGCAGTAATGAGAATAGCTGAAGAAGGTGCTAGTCAAAAGATTAATTTTGAAATACCACAAGATGTATTCAATCCTGCTTTTGCTATTACTAATAAGAAATAAACTATTGGCTATTGCCCAATCTCGAATGGTTGGGCAATGCCTAACAGAAAGGTAATTATGGATATGCAAGATAAAGTAAATAGTTTGATTGCACAGCATGTAGATAAAATTACAGAGCTGAACAAATCACAAAACAAAGTAATATTGAATCATGATGATAGAATTAAAGACACAATTAAAAGTGTAAAGTTTCTATGTATGACTCAAATTGCAACATTGGTTCTTCTTGGTCTAATTCATGCACAACATTCAGGTTGGTTTGACAACATAGGATGGTTGCAATGAGATTAGATGAACAAGAAAAAATACTAAACAAAGCATCTGACAAAGCTGTTGCACAAGTAATTAAAGAGAGAAAAACTTCTCGAAGAAATCTAATTAAAGAGTGGTTTAGATTTGCAGAGCTTGTCAGTAAACAAATTAAAAGATACTTATCATAGGAGTTATATGTCAAAGAAAAAAACAAAAAGTCGTAAAGAAGATTATGATGGAAGTTCTATGTATATGTTTCATAATGAAAGATATGACATACAATTTTTTACTCGTGCTGATGGATGGGATCAAGCAATGATGAAATTTGATATTGCAAATTTTCCAAACAGAGATGATTGGAAGATATATGTAGCATGTGGTCATCAACCAACAGTGGGTAGAAAATGAGTAAACAAATGGAAACAAATGAATTAATGTTAGCTATCGAACAGATGCTCATTAAAAACTTAAATGCCTCAATAATTGCACATGGTCAAGCTATGGATGATGACTATGGTGCAGATTTTCAATGTATTATTGATGGTAAAAATTATAACATTGAAATAACACAAGAGGATAAAGATGATTAAAGTACCTAAAGATGTGCATAAAGCATTAGGCATTATGCTTAAATATAAATTAATAAATGAAGCTGGTATGTCAGCATATTTAGCTAAATTTATTAGACGTGAAAGTACACCACGTGTAGTACAATTACCTAAACCAAGAGAAGCAACTGCAGCTCTTGAAAGAACATTAATAGATATTACTAATGGGATTAGCAATCAAGCATTTGATGTAAAAGAAATGACATCAAAAGTAGAATCTAGAGTTGGTAAAACAACTGATAGTGCTGTTAGATATGTACTAGGTTTAATGGTTCAAAAAGGTCTTATAGAACAAATACATTCAGATGGTAGAGTTCTATTTGGTAAAAAAAATAGATAGGAGGATAAATGTATAAATTACATATATGGAAATCTGCCATTGAAAATGGTTTTCCTACAAGAGATGAAGAAACATATGAGTTTACAAAAAAACCTACTTTTTCTGATATGTATCCATTATTAAATTGTGATATGATTGAAATTTTACATGGATATGATAAGACTATATCTAATAGAACTTTTGATATTTATTGTGATGAAGAAAGTAAAATGAAAAGTTCTTTTATGAAAAATGATAGAGCAACAGATGCATGGTATCGTTGGCAAAAAAGAACAGGTAGAACTTGTGTACCAGGTGATTTCATTGCAGGTAATGTTGCTGTCATAGAAAAGGTAAAGGATGAAGCAGCGTGAAAAAATAAAAAACCCAGAGCCTCGTAATTTAAGCGAGGTTCTGAAAGAATGTCATGATCTAGTTGCTGAGTTGAGAGTAAAATTAAAACTTAAATGTGATGATATACTTCAACTACGTAAAGATTTAGATATGGCAAGAGAAGAAACTCAATTAGCTGAACTTAGATATAATACATTGAAAGATGCAGTAGATAAAGCAGCTAATGATAAACTTAACAAAGCTAGAGGAGAACTAAATGACTGATCAAACTAAACATGATATTGGTGGTTTGCAAACAGAAAATAAAGCAAGAGCACACGAAATACGTAAAGCAGAAGATGCTATGAGTGATGCTATGGAGTCATTGTCTGTAATAGATAATGCTATATCTTGTGGTTTTCTATTTGATAGACATTCTTTGATACTTCAAGAATGGGCAAAAGAATATCGTGAAGAAATAGAAAGATGTAAAATGTTTATAGAAACTGCAGGAGAAGCTAATGCAAAATGATATAAATAAATTATTTAAAGCTTGTGTTAAAGCTGGTATTTTTATGAATGATAAAAATGGAGTAACAGCTTTTGCAAGATTATTAATGCAGTTAAATACTAAATATCCAGGTTGGAGGAATAATGCCAAATGATGGACAATGGAAAGCTTTAGTTGCTAGTAAGCAATTAGAGATTGATAAACTAAAACGTATAATAAAGGAAATGGAAAATGAAAACAGACAGCGAAGTTCTTCGGATAGAAAAAAGAATACGAGGACTAAACAGAGTAACGTCAGCGATTAATGATTTGTCTATCTATGGTATTTTCTATGGTAACTATCCTGAATTAGTTAGAGTATTAGAAGATGCTAAAGATCATGTTAAAGTAGAATTAAAACAATCTAAAGAAAGATTAGAATTAATATCTGCTAGTGAATAAAATTCTATGTAGGGGTTTGACTAACCTTAAACGAAGTTCATAATGAGTAGAGAGGTCTGGGTAGTTTGCCACCTAAATTTATTATGGTCTTACAATAGATACACCCATCAGGGAGACTTGGTGGGTGGCTTTAAATAGTTCAATCGCATAGCGTACCTGTTAGGGCTGGTGAGTTTAAAACACCAGATAACGACTATAGGGTAGTGAGACTGTTATGGTATACCACCGAAAGGTTCTTGATCCACTACCCTACTAAATTTTGATGGACACATCAACCTCACCCTAGATCTAGATTAAGTCGTATAAGTCACGCAAGGGTCGACAAGGTTGCCTAATTAGCTTAATGGTGTGTCCTTCTAAATTTCAGTAATTTTAACTATCCAAGATTTAGGTATCATAGTACGATCACCAAAGGTTATTGTACCATCATCTTCTTTATCGTAACTTGCAAATAATTTTATTGACTTACGATCTTTAGAGAAGATCCAACCTTCATTAACTGGTGTAGCCAGTTTCATATTTTTAAATTCTTTATCTGATGCCCAAGCACTATCACTAACACAATCTACCCATTCAACTCTGACTTTGGTATAAGGTATATCATTAGAGTCTTTGTCTCTAACTGATTTTTTTTTTTTAGTGTAACGTCTTTTTGTCATGAGCTGCCCATATATAGTGTTCTACTTCGTCAAAAGGTACGATTGTTTCACCTTCTTCTTCAAAAACTAATTGTAAGTATGTGCTATAGATAATGGCAAGTGCCATTGCATCAGCAGCTTTTAGTGTAAGATGAGGATTTTGTTCTTTAATAAAATCACCTATAGCATCAGCTTTTACATTGCTGAGAAATTTATCAGAGTAAGCTTTGCTTCGCTTTGGAAATTTTAATATTTTAGTCATGTTTACACGTACCTCTGGCGAGGATAACTTAAATAACTATTTGGGTTGCAGTAGAAAATCAATGTTTTTTTTAATCTTAGGTACAAGTTTATTGTAAACTTTAATCCAAAGCATAGAATCATCATAAAAAAAGTCCTTATTTTTCCACATTTCGTGGTAATGATCATAAAAAATACTACATATTGGGATAGGATCAATATCTAATTTAGACCAAAATTGTCTTTCAGACATTCCACAGTTGTGTAATTGATGATGATGTTTGACACATAAAGGTATTGTAAATTGATCACCTACCTTTTGTCCTATACCTCTATGCTGTGCATATTGTATATGATGTGCATTGCAGCCATTTTGTTGACATATTATGCAAGGATTACTTGCTACCCATTTCAGATAGTTTTTGTCTTTTATTTTGAGTTCCTTGTCCTTTGATAGTGTTATGCACTTTCGTGTACCCATAATATATTGCTAATCTAGCTAAACCTTCATGTGTTCTATTTGATGCTTTGCGTTCTGTCAATCCAAGAATATGTGCTATTTCAATTATTCCATGATTAAACCAACAAAATAACTTCATACATTGTGCAAAAGATTTACCTATTTGTTCATCACAATCTTTGACTGCCATAGCAGCTCCAAGAGATGATGAAATAAAATCAGTACTGGAACCATCTACTTTATCTTTTAAGTAGTTTCCGGTACTGCCACCCATAAGTTCGCACATTAATCTATATCTAGATCCTGCCTCATATTCTTCCATAGATATGAGTTTACGATGAAACATATACATTAGACGAGATTCTCTAATGTTTAACCAAACTTTTTTCTTGTCTCTAATAGTAGAAATAAGTTCAGGTTTTTCTATTTTACGCATATGTATTTGTATACTTGTCTTTTGCTTTATCAACAAAAGATCTAAATTTATCATTAGTATTATACAATTTGTATAATCTAAATACACGATTTTTATTACAACAATGATGACGAGCTATTAGGCTTTTACACCCATACGCTTTCGTAGGGTGCAATAGCCAGGACAATATAATTGATAAGTTGTATAAATTATAATGTTCTTTGTCAGTTATTGCTGATTTACCTTTTAACATATCTATTGGTATGTTATAGGTGTAGCTTATATATTTTTGAATATTAATAACCATGAGGAGATAATTATGAAAATTAAATATAGACATTCTGCCTCCAAGACTAATACGTTTATTGATAGTCCACCATTTTGGATTATCAATGAGTTATTTGATTTTGAGTCAGAACCTAATGCAAGAATGGTAATGGGATTGGCAGCTGAGGATGCTGCACATCATGCATTATCAAACCAAATCAATGATGAAGATACTATCACAAAGAGAGCTTTTGAACAATATACTAGTGAACACAAAAGAGATCTTACAGAAAGTGAATGTGAATGGTCTGGTATCATTGCTAATAAGTTTGTTGAAAACTTAAAAGAGTTTGGTGAAGTAAAGACATTTCAAAATGAGAAGCAAATATCTGGTGAAAAATATGGTCTAAAGTATGATGTAGTGGCTAAAACTGACTTTGAGTTTGATGAATGTATTGTAGATACAAAAGCTACAGCATATATTAGACGATTAAAAGCAGGTCATGTAGATCCAAAATGGTATCCAAAACCTGCTGATGTACGTCAACAATGTCTATACAGAGATATATTTGGTAAACCTACAATGTTATTGTATTGTTCTCCCAAAGATGTCTATGTTGCAGATATGGTAGATCGTACAGATTTAGGTGATATTATCAATGCTATGAAGCATATCGAACATATATTAGAAATATGTAAAACTAAAGATGACGTTGTTCGCATATTTCCTTTGATATGCGACAACTTCAGATGGAAGGGTAGTCCTGGATCTGAAGAATTTGCTAAAGAAATCTGGACGAAAGTATTGAAATAAGTTATAGATTTGCAATGCAAAAGTTTGGAAAAATACTAAATAAAATAAACAGGAAGGTAAATATGGAAAATGAAACATTTGAATGTTCGTTTCGTAAAGCATTCGAGAAAGATGATGGTGGTGTAACTGTATACGTTACTAAAGATGATGGTACAGATATGACTATCTATGGTGAAGCATTAGGTGCATCAAGATGGCAGAAAGGTGCTAGATTGAAAATTGCAGCTCAACCAGTAAGAACAAGTAAATCAGGTAAGCAGTATCAAACTGCAAGTATGATTGAATTGTTAAGTGGTGAAGTACCTGTACCAAATAGTGTAACACCAAGTGCAACAAATAAAGATCCTGCTGCACAATGGAAAGAAAAATACAGATTAACTATGAGTAATTTATTATCTGCTGCTATACAATCTGGTAACGTAAATTTTGATGAGATTGATGGCTATGTAAGAAAGATATTAAATGCTCAATATGATGGAGACGAGGCTCCATTTTAACAGAATCATTTATCTCCCTCTAGAGTTAATGATCGTTGCTGGGTGGGTGCTCCCTGCCCAGTAACAGAAAGATCTTATGGACTTAATACTTCTAAATGATGGAGTGTATAGTCTAGTACCAATCACAAAACAAATGATGAAAGGAATTGAACTCTTAACTGAGGTCGATTGCTTTGATCTATGTGATATACTAAGACTTCACTTAACAACATATTATGACGAAATAAATAGACATATAATGAATGATGGATCAGGAGAGTTATGGGGTTGCATCTGTTCAAATTAGAACTAGAAATGATGGGTATAAACACATATAATAGGGATGATTTGGTTTTAAAATTATATAAATTATATTTAAGAAAGGATAAAAGTGATTACAGAGAAGCGATTGGAAGAATCCTTAAAATACCTAGCAGATACAGATGAAGAATCTGCAAGTGCTAATGCTAATGTAAAGTATTTAGATAGATTACTTAAACGTAAGAAAGCATTACATATAACTGGTAATAAAGAAGATAAAAGTATTTCTGCAAAAGAACAAACATATTATGCTAGTGATATATATAAAGCAGCAGTAGATGAGTTGTTTGAGGCAGAAGTTAAATCTAATACATTAGATAATAAAAGAGATAAAGAAGCTCTTATTATAGATTTATTTAGAACTCTTGAAGCTAGTAGAAGAAAGAATAATATATGACAGTAGGATTAGGTATAGGTATGTTTACTTACAATATGATTTGTTTAATGATAGGTGCTATCATTGTATATTACGTAATTAAAAATAATGATTTATAAATTTAAAAGATGGGTTATTTTACCTGCGTATGCTGAGATTATTATTTCAGCAGACTCTGATAAAGAAGCATTAAAGATAGTCCGAGCCATAGATCCACAAACTTTAAATTGGCAAGAAACAGATCCTGCTGATCAACGAATGACCTATGAAGTCATAGATGAGAAGTCCTGAACAAAGAATGTTTCTTAATGTAATAACCCAAGCAGTGCATGATGCAGCATATAAGGGTCAAGATCGTTATTATGAATATCATAGAGATCAAGCAATATCATGGCTTACAAGTAATTCACAAGATTTTAGAACTATATGTGTATTAGCAGGTTTAGATCCTGATTACACATTTTTAAAAATGACTAAGGCAGTAAAGAGTGATATAAAACAATTACGTAGAAACTATTATAAAAAACAAAAACCAGAACGAGAGAATCGTCCTGGTCGTTATAGATTGAAATTTTAATGACTGATATAGATATGTTTAAAGATATGACTTATGATACACTTAATAAACAAGTAGATGGTAATCATTATTCAAAAATGAAAGTGCAACCTGCATACTTTATTAATGAAAATAATTTACCATTTGCCGAAGGCAATGCTATTAAATACATTTGTCGTCATAAAAATAAAGGTAAAAAAAAAGATATAGAAAAAGCTATTCACTATCTAGAAATGATTATAGAGAGAGATTATAGTGCTTGACTATGGTGCAACATTTGTTGCTCTTTTTTTCTATCGTAAAGTCTTTTATTTTTAATAATTTTATTTTTAAAATGCTTAAGCTGTTTGGCAAAAGGGTTTCTTTTTTTATTTGCTTTTATCATCTAATATAAGTTTTTTAATAGATTTTTCACCCATATAGATTTCTGTTTCTGCCATAGAAATAATACATCTATATTCAACATTAGAACCAACATCTCTATTGGCTACTCTTTTACCACGTAAACATTCTGACATATTAGCTTGTATTCTATGTTCTTTTATTTCATGATCTACGATCATTAAGAGTGCTATTACTTGTTCTATCATTGATGGTTTCCATTTAGTTTTTTTTGTAACATATCTACCTGTTCTTTAAGGTGATCTATGTTTACTTTGTTATATCTTGATGCTTCAATTTCTTTTTCAATAGATTCTATTTGACCTGCAAGGTGTTCAATAAGCATATACATTTCAAGATTCTTTGGTTCTTGCTCAGCTTTTTTTAAAAGATCAGCTTGAAAGAGAGTATCTGAAGTTTCTAACTTATTAAGTCTTTCAACTATACCAAAGTATGCCCATACACCTATAGCAACTGCTGCAACAAGTGCAATCAGATTTCTAATTGGTAGAGATACGTTTGTGTTTTCGTTTAGTTTCACCATGAAATATTGGTAATGATTTACCAGATGTATAGAAACATTTTAGACAATACTTGTATTTGTCGAATACTACATATCTGTGTAAAAGTTTTTTTTTACAAGTTTTACATTTAGAGTGGTTAATCATTTCTTTCTCATAATATCAGCACCTTTAAGACCATAGATAGCACTAACCACTCCAATAAATATAGCTTGATACCAATATGGTAAGTTCTTAAAGTATTCAAAAAACAAATCTAGTTTTGCACGAATCTCAGGATCGTCAGAGAACACAGACCAACCCAATAACAGAATAGGCAAAGATACGAGAACAAGGACAAATTCGTCTTTCCAACCATTATCATTGCTCTCAATAATTTTCGCTTT